GGGGTGAATGACCCACCAGAGCCAATAAAGGTATTGAGTTGGTTCAGTGTGTCGGCTGTTGTTGCGCCGCCTACAGCGGTGTTAAGTGTCGGTTGACCTGTTGCGGCCGTAAGCTGGTCTGCAAGGGTGTTGTTTGTGCTGTTCCAGCTTGCACCAGCAAGGATGTTACCTGACAGCACGTTGCCCGCGTTTGACGTGGTGTCCGCGGCTGTTGAGGTAGGAAGACCCCCTGTGTTTGCGGCCTGTGCCCAGTTGTAAGCATTTAAGGCGTTATTTTGCTGGTCGCGCAATGCGGCGGCCGCTTCCCAACTACCTGTCTGTTGGTACAACGCTTCATCATCCATTACAGTTGGTGCGGTGTTTTGACTGAGTGCCATTTGTATGTGCTTGGTTGGGTATTCCTATAGAGAATTACCCATAATTTAAGGCGTTTATGCCCCGACGCCGTTGACTGCGGCAATCAGGTTATTGGCCCAGTCTTGCCATCTTTCAAACATCTCTGGGTTAGGCACAGCGTATTTATCAAACACAGGATTGACCGTGACCGCTTGGGCTACTTCAAGCCACTGGTCTTCAGGCAAGTACGGGAACTGCTGTTCACCAAAGTAGTGAATCAAGTTCCCGTTCCAGTCTTCCCAAGTGCTGTACTCGGGCAAGAATTCGATTATCATTTAGGGCCGTTCGTCGCCGAACTCGGCGGTAATTAGCGTTCTACCTGCCTCGTAATCCCCATCAATAACGTTACTGCGCCAGCGCAGACTGACAAGACGCGCCTCTACGCGCAGGTCAACTTTGCCTGACGTGGGTGTGTAGGTGAAAGGACCTTTTTCTTCCACGCCGTCGTTGGCAAAAGGCCTACCAACAATGGTAAGTTCCATGTCACCAACCTGCTTAAAGTCTGGCTCAATACGGGTCAGGTGCATACGTCGGTTGACACCCATGGCTTCGTCTGAGGAGGGCGTTCCACCCACCCAACTAATGTCACAGGTTTCTACAAACGAGTCGATGGCAATCTCTTCTGTGGCCGTAACCTTGTTCTTACCGAACTCTTGCTCCCAGATTACATAACCACCAGTAGCTTGCGACATGGTACTGCCCGCAACAACCGAGACTGGCACAATGTCAGCAAACGTCAGTGTGGTGTAGCCACCAGAAGAGTTGTTTGTAAACGTTGCGGCGGTGATCTGGTTTGCAGAGGCAAAGTTTTCACCGATCTGCGTGTTAAACACCATGAAACTGCCGGCCGGGTTGGTTGTCAGGTCACCCGGGGCAATCACCTGATAGGCCGTTGTGGTGGGTGCTGTGCCCCGATTTGGGCCGTAGGTCAGTGTGTAGGTTACACCCAGTTGGCCGGTGAAGTCCCAACCTGCCCAAACAGGACGGGGGAACACCTCGGTCACATAACCACAAGACCTGCGCGCGCCTTCAGCTTGGCCTGCGTCGTACCAGATGTTATCTTTAACGTTAAAGATAATACAGTCTGTGCATTCTGTCGCTGTACCTCGTGGGTAGAAGAACCAGATCTCGTTGTAGCGAGGGACCTTAGTGGCCCACACCTTTTGACGGGCGGTAAAGTTGATGTTGTCAAACAGGTAGTTAACGTTCTTGTCGTTAGGCAAAACCTTAACGCCGCCGTTGTACAGATAGAAGCGGTCAACACCCATCCAAAAGAAAGTGCCGTCCATCTCAACCACAGAGCTAGACGACATGATAGACGTCTGGTTAGACACCGTGTCGTAGCGCCAGTAGTATGGTGTTTGTCCTGTGAATGACACACGCACCAAAGAGTCTGTGGCCCAGAAGAGACCAGAGGGGGATGATGTACCACCGCGAATAGGAAAGCCACGCACGATCTTGCCGGCCGTCACGTTCACCTCATTGGCCAGTGTGCCGTTCCAGTCGCTGAACGTTTGCACGTTGGCTGTGGACGAGTTAAACACCACGTTGTTGTTGCGTAACAAACCAAAGTTGCCGTACACAAACACAAACGGGTGAAGCACCACAACACCGCCACTGGCGTCAATTGGTAGGTACGTTGGGGCCGCGCCGGTGGAATCAATCACCTCTGTTAGGATGTACCTGCCAGTTGTTGGGTCTGGTAAAAAGTTACCGGCAAACAGTGACGTGTTAACACCAGAGTCAATGTTGTCTAGGTTGTGGCCGGGGTGGGCCAACAGCTTAGAGTTGCCTGTGCCTGTTGAGTCGTATGCAATGTCAAACTGCCACAAATGTTGGTTGCTTGCGGCAAAACCATTGGGCACGTAGATCTCAAACGGCACCGTTGTCTGCATGCCAGTGATAGAAACTAGGTGAAGTTGTGTGTAATCGCCTGACGAATGGTACGTTGGCGTTGTGTTGGTTGTGTAGTTTGTACGAACACCAGATGTGTTGTACGCCCAGAATGTTGTGGGGTTTGGAAAAGCCGCAAGGTGGTTGCCCTTAACGTGAATTGTTTTAGGAGACACGTTAACCTGAACAACCACGTAGGTCTTGCTAAACTCAATTGGGAAAGGACCCACACCAACACCTTGGTCGGTGCCGGTGTTGAACACCTCAACGCCCTTGTAGTTACCCGCGTAGATGTAGTTAACGCCGTTCAGTGAGTTGGTGATCATCCCGCGTGGGATGCCGGTGGGGGAGGCAAACATTTGGCGGTAGCCGCCAATCTTCTTTGCCTTACCACGCTGAAACCTTGCCCACTTGCCGTCGTTGTATTCGTCAGCCTCAAAGCGTGTGCCGTCCCGCTTGATGCCGGGCTTTACAAAGAGGGTGAAGATTTTGGACGGTTCAGTCGCCATTAGAACGCCCCACCAGAGATCAGGTCAGCCTGCACGCGCCCCACAAAACGGGACACGTAGTTGCCCACGCCGGCCGTTGCGTCTAGTGTGGCAATGTTGGTGCCCGCAACAGAAAAGCCTAGTTGGCCGTTGTTGGGTGAGTACATGCCCGTCACTGGGTCAAGCGTAAACGTGAAAGCCGGAGACGCCGCGGTGCCGCGGTTGGCCAAGAACTGACCAACGTTGGTCTGAAGCAGGGGATACAGGTTAGTACCGTCGCTCAATACAATAACCTGCGTAGACGTTGGTAAAGCAAATGGAGGCTGTGCGCTACCCTGCACTTGGAACGTCACGTTGTAGCCGCTCTGGTTGGTGTCGTTGAGCAGGTAGTACACCTGAGTCACGGCAGGCAACTGGACCAACAGGTTGGTTGTGCGAGAGCCACTCAGCGCCGTGTAGCGCTGAATAATTGGTGTGTTAGTGATCAGGCTCAGTGTGGCGCCGGCCACCACGTCAACGTCGTACGTGGCAGAAGAGAACGTCAAACTGTTAGGGCGTGAACGACCAACCGTAAAGAAGTCTTGTTTGGCAGGGTCTTGGTTCACGCAGATAAAGCACGAGTCACCAAGGGGGAGGGCCAAACTGGCCAGCCCGTCGATTGTAGAACCTGCAGACGCGGTGTTGATTGTCAGCGTGCCAGTGCCGTTGTTACGCACCAAGATGTACCAACCCTCAGATAACGAGGGCACAGCAGGCAACGTGGTCGAGCCCGCACCGCCGGTCCACACAAAACACTGCGCGCGAGACGTGTCAGAAAGGGTGATGGACGAGGAGTACTCGTTGGTAACGATTGTTGTTTCTAGCTTGCCTAGAATGGCCGCTGTGCTGTTTCCTGCCAGTGTGGCGGCGTCTGCAAAGGACGTGCCTACACCGAACGCCACAACACCCCACACACCCACTGCTGTGGTGTTGTCTGTCAGGTACGTGTAGTAAGCCTGACCCACGGGCACGGTGAACGAGCCAGTGCCGTCTGAGCGGGACACTGTGAACGCGTTAGCGCCTTGGTTGCGGAACAGAATGTCTTCGCCAACAGAGGCCTGCTGTGCGTTTGGTAGCCGAAGAATACCACCGGCGGCGGACACAACGTCAATGATACGGGCGCTTACCTGCTGACCCGCGGTGCTGACATACTGAGGCCAGTACAGTTGTACCGTGCCTGATAGCGCAATTGCTTCGTAACTTACGTCCGTTGGCTGGATTACGTTCCCGGTAAACGGGGAGGTGAATGTAGGCATTTAAGGTTCCTGTCTTGTTGCGTTGCGGTCGATCATGCGTTTCTGATCTTCACCTTTGAGTGCGTTAATGGCTTCGTCGTAGTAGCCCTTCCACATTGCAAGCTTGTCCGCGTTCTTAATAAAGCCCTGTGCCTGAAGCAAGGTGCCGTACAGCAAAGCCTGAGGGGCCTCGCGTGTTAAAAGATTTTCTTGATTCGTGATGTCAAGCGGCTGAATGCGGCTGTAATAAATAATTTGCAACGAGTAATCGTCGTCTGGAGTTGGAGCAAGAGCCCAGTGATCATAGTCGTAATCTCCGTAGTAAAGAGGTTGTCCGTTGTCTGACTCTGTTTGAAACTGAGTCACGTAGTCCATGGAACGGTTAAGCACAGGCTGACCGTTGATCTTCATGCTGGTCGTTTTGCGCCAACGGGCCGGTTTTTGAATTACAGGGTTGTTGACAGTTAGCGTGGTGTTGACCACGTTCAACTGCATCAAGGTTTTAATCTGGGCGGCAATGCTCTGCTCGGTCAACATAATCAACCGAGGAATTTGCGCAACAAAAGAAACATCGTCGCGCTCAGAGTAAGTAATGACATCCTCAACGAGGCTGTCATAGGTCATTGCTTCTGCGGCCATTTATCTCTTTCGGTTATTCAGCTTTTGCTTGCTGTTGTGCCAGTGAAGCACGCGCGGCTTCTTGCGTAGTTTGTACCAACTGGTAAACCTCTTGGTACGGGCGAGTGCCCAAGTAACCAAGAATCTGGTTTACCAAATCAGTGTCAAGTTCTATTTTCATGGTTTTGTAAACGTGTATGTATCGTCTTCGTTTTTGGTTACAAGGTCAAAATAATCAACTTCTACATCATCATCAACATGGATGTAAGTAATTAGCGGGTCTTCAGATTTGT